AACTCGTGGCGATGAGATGCCAGACCTAGGAATCATGGATCGGACTGCTTGGAAGTTCCTCCATAGCTCCCTAACTGCAATTCAGCGAATTCAGCTTCCAACCAAAAAGGCGGTAGCTGGCTTCAGAGCGCTTGATTACGATGGTTGCTCATTCGTATTCGACGGCGGCTTCAACAGCTCGGTGCTTGAAACTAATTCTTGCCGACTTCTTAACACGAAGTATTGGACAATGGATTTGGTGCGCGGCGCTGACTTCAAGCCTCTTGCTCCTGATATGGCTCGACCAGTTGACCAGGATGCTTTCTTCACTGTTATCATTGTTGAAGGCAATCTGTGCTGCTCGGCTCCTGCTCTACAGGCTGTTATTTACGCTTAATAGTAAGGAGATTTGAGTTATGTCACATTCAGGATCGTTTGGTGTAAATTATAAGAAAACCTGGGATGGGGTATCTAGCCCTCTTCCGGTCAAGCTCATGGACGTAGGAAGTTCTACTGAAGGTGAGTTTGTGTTTGTTCAGGCTGATGCTGCTATCGACCAGTATGCTTTCGTGAAAATCGAAAACGACGGTCAGGCAGCTATGCTAACCACCACTAACGCTGGATCTAATGGATTACTTGTAGGCGTAGCACAGGTTGCTGCTGCTGATAACGAGTATCTTTGGGTATGGGTTGGTGGACTAAATGGTGGCGGTGTCGGTAAGGGAATCAAAGGAAAGCTCCTTACTGGCTATGTTGCCAAGAACAACATCAACACAACCGCAACTGCTGGCGTTGCTGACGATACTTCAACCACTAAAATTGCTTATGTGGTTGGACTTGCAGCGACAACTGGAACTCAGGCAGTTGAGTTGTTAAGCGTTGGCCATCTGAAGGTCAACTAATAAAACGGGGGGTCAGCAATGGCCCCCCAATTTTGATTTAAGGATCTACTATGCCACAAGCATCTGAACTAATCGGTTTGGGAATGCCTGCGGAGTTGGCGGCAGAAGTTACCGATGGCACGATCACCGGTAATTTGTCGTTCACTGCTTCCGGCAATCATGTCAAATATAAAACTGGCACTACCGCAGGAACATTTACTGCAAATGGTGCAACCAGCGTTGTGGTTAATACCACAGCAGCATCGGACACAATGGTTGTTGCTATGTCTTTGAAAACTGTAGGCGGCACCCCTGCGGGCGCTCCTTACATTTTTGCTAAGACAAACGGCACGTCGTTCACTGTTCGCGCGCCTGCTGGCGATACCTCAGTGTATAACTGGGTGATCATCGAGACCAACGCACCTTAATTAGAATAGGGGCGGCCAGAAATGGCCGTCCTGTTTTACAGGAAATCCTATGGTTTGTTTCGCAGGAAAAACAACTACTAGCACCCCTACAATTGCAACAGCTACTAGTACAACGTTGATAGTTGCTAATGGCGCTAGAAAGTTTCTGATGATCCAAAATACCAGTGCAGCGAACGTTGCCATTGGGTTGGAGGGTCAAACCCTTACAGGAATTGCAGCCACTTCAACCAATAAATGCGTCGTATTGCCTAGCACTGCCGGAGCAAACATTCTTAGATTTGAAGATGGCTTTGTACCTGGAACAGCAATAACGGTGTATCAAACCAGCGGTTCACCTATTAACACCATCGTCGTAGTCGAGGCTTAATGCTATAAATCCCTTATGACCGTTTATTTTTAAAGGGTAAAATATGGCTCAAGTTGACTGGAATTCAATTATGAATGGTGGCGCTCCAGCCCGTAACAAGTGGTCTGGCTGTAACGTCAAGATGTTCATGGTGTGCCGTAAGAATGAACAAAAAAGCGCTGACGCTGGGCGTGATATTTTTGATGAGATTCCATCCATTTCATTTAGATGGCCTGGGCAGGATGAGACAGTTCGTGCGCTAGAGCCGCAGGACAAGATGGAACATCCAATGCTTTGGGAGGCTTTTCAGGCTGGCACTAAAGAAGTGCAATCTGGAATGCCTTTGAAGGAGTGGCCGAAAATTACCGCATCAGCCATCCATGAGCTTGCCTATCTTGGCTTTCGTACCGTTGAGCAGCTTGCAGAGGCTAACGACGAAGTAAAGCGACGAATGGGGCCATTGGGTCGATTCGTTAAAGAGGCAAAGGAGTGGCTTGATGCTGCTAATTCTCCTCAGTCTCAGGTGGTTTCGCTGCGGGAAACACTAGAGCGGGAGAAGGTGCGGGCAGACCGTCTAGAGAATCAAATTGAGCTTTTGATGCAGCGCATCGAAGGTAATGAAGGGATTCGGTTTGAGCGAGCAAAGGTAGACGTATCCCAAGAGCCAGACGTTAAACGTGGCCCTGGTAGGCCGCGAAAAGATGAGGAATGACATTAAGCACAGTCGTACAGAATGTTGCAAATGAAGCTGGGTACACAGTTGAGTCAGCTATTACAGCGTCGACTGAAACAACCACTAAGCAACTTCGTACTATTGTACAAAGGATAAATCGAGAAATATCCGATCAATATCCTTGGCCTCTCATGTACGCGGCTGGAAGTATTTCGTTGGTTAGCGGTCAATCAACGTATGCGCTTCCAGCCGCTTTTTCGTTCTATCAATATAATACCTTTTGGAATCAAAGCACTCGGTGGCGAATCCTGGGCCCAATGACTCAGCAGGAGTATGCCGAGATTAAAGGCTATGGCCTGAATACGACCGTATACCAGCGGTTTCAGTTTAGAGGCATTACAGACAAGCAGTTGTTAATCAGCCCTACACCCACCGAAACAGGGCAAATCATTATATTTGAGTACATAGCGGAACGGTCGGTTAGGCCGGCTATTTGGGCAGCAAGTACGTTTTATGCTGCAAACGCTTATACATTCTATAATGGCAATTATTACCAAACGATTGCCGGTGGTACATCTGGCGGCACTCCGCCAACTCATACATCGGGCAGCGCATCAGACGGTGCTGTAACCTGGACGTATTACGACGGCATTTATAATGATTTCCTGGCTGATACTGATGTCAGCATTTTCAATGAAAAAACCCTTGAGTTAGGGGTGCTAGAGAGATTTGCGGAGATTCATGCGCTTACTGGCATTCAGCCACGTTATCAGGTGCAGTTGAATGAAGATTTTAGCCGGATGAATCCTGGCAAAGTTTTGTATACCGGAGGATTGCAGCGGAATCTGATTTTCGCTCGTGATGGTATAGCCACTTTTGGAACGTTCATCTAATGGCACAGGTCAATAGAACACCATACGATACCTACATTGCACTATTGCAGCAGGGTGTTCCATCTATGCAAGCCTATAGACAGGCATTTCCGCAAGGTATTCAAACGGGTCAAAAGACACCGGAGCAACAGGCAAAAGATGCTCAAAAGCGTGGGTATGCTCAGTTGGGTGGAATGCTAACGGGCGCTTTGGCTACCCGTGGAATTACTCAAGCTATAAGCGGCGAAAGAGTATTTGGTAAAACTAGAGATGCTATTAGCGGGTTGTTCAAGGATGGGGCACCGGCTACACCAACGGGCGCAACTGCCGCTAGGGTAACTAGTGGTGCTGGGCCAGCTACACCTGGCGGATTAAGTGCAACGCGAGTCACAGAGCTTCCAGCAGGGTCTACAATGACTCCTGAAGGTAATCTTCTCTCACCTGATGGAACCGTAAAAGATGCGGCAACTGGTACAACCGTTGGCGATTGGGTACAGGGTGCCGCCGGTGCCATTATGGTTTATCAAGGCGCAAAGCAATTTAAAGAGGGTGATAAACTAGAAGGCGCTCTGAATATAGGTACAGGGGCTTTAAATATTGCAGATGCTGCTGGATCTCAATTCGGTGAAACATACGTTCCTTACGCCAATATAGCTATGGGTGGTTACAAACTTGGCAAAATGGCGTTAAAGAGTGGCGATTACAGTAAATCACAAAAAGGGCAAACCGCAGCAGAAGGTGCTATGGCGGGTGCTCAACTTGGCGCAGGAATTGGTTCATTTGTTCCAGGTATAGGAACGGGTATTGGTGCTGGCATTGGTGCTGCGCTCGGCGGAGCTTACGGCTTTATTAGCGGCTTTAGCGGCTCTGGCAAAGGTTTGCGGCAAAAAGTGCGCGATAAATGGCGCGAGGCGATGCTGGAAAATAACGTCGGCCTGTTTGATGAGAATTATCAAGGCACTCTCCCTGATGGTTCCAAATTTGATTGGGGCAAGGATAAATTCACCTTTGGCAAAAAAGAAGGTGATATCGACTTGGAGAATCCGGTTGTCGGTAAGGCTGCGGCATACGGAAATGTGCTTGCAGCTATTCAAGGTGCTACGGATACGAAACCACGAGAGGCTATTGCGGCACAATTCCTCAAAGCAGGAACGACCAATGCATCGGATGACATGGACAAGATGCGCGGCAATATGAAGTATTTCTTTAATAAACTTGGCATGAATGGGACTGATGCTCAGGCCCAACTTGATAAGTTAAAAGAAGATGGAAAGTTAAAAGAAGCTGAATATCAGGTGTACAGTAACGATCTAGCAGAAATGTTGAGGTAGCATGGAAGAAAAAAATAATACCCCAGTGCAAGCAAATGCAGTGCAGCCTAGAGGCCGCAAACTTAGCGGGGCTTTGAACAAGTCACCAAGCCTGGCAGGATTAACCCGTGTGAGCCCAGGAATGTATCGAAATGCCGCTGGAAAGATTGTGAACTCGCGTGGTCAAGCCTTACCTCAACAGCCACAACCAATGCAGCGCCCAATGGCAAATCCCACACAAATGGGTCAGGAAATGGGCAATATGCCAGGAATTGGCAACCGTCCAAGCGGACAGCCAGACTTTAATTCGGCAGGTTTTGCAAACCTTATGGTTGACCGCAAAGCCTCTACAAACTTTTCAGATCCAACGCCAAATCTGACAGGCCCAGCCGGTTTTTTCCCAGGTGAAGCACGAGGCTCACAGTATACTAAGCCAGCAATAACACCCCCAGGTGGAGGTACTCCTCAACCAGCGGCACCAATGACGGGTGGGCCGTCAACCGCGCAGCAGTCTTCTCCTGAACAGTTAGCTCAAATGGCGCAGCAGTATAGGGATGCTAGAAATTACCAGCCAT